GATGGACTCCACAACGCTTTTAAATTCTTTCCATTGGCCCCCAAGCGTAGCTCTCATTTCATCAGCAAGAGCTTTCGCTTCACCTTTTGAGTTTCTAAGCGCAATATCGAGATTATCAACCTCTGCGGTCAAGTCTTTTAAAATAAGGGCCGCACGGCCTGCCCTCATGCCAAAAACCTGCATGACTTTTGCATTATCCCAACCAGCATCTTTAATAGCTTTTAGTGCGTCAATCAGGTCTTTGCCAGTTCCATCAACACCAAGTTCTTTCCAAACCTTATCAACACGCTGAAACGCAAAAGCAAGCTGAGTTCCGGCCATAGAACCTTGAACACCTGCGTTTCCCAATATGCCAATCATAGAGGAAAGACGCTCAACATCAACGCCGTATGCTTTAGCAAGTGGGGCCGCATATTTGAACGACTCGGCCATCATTTCCATATTGACATTTGACCGCGTAATCGTGCCCACAAAAACGTCATTGACACGGCCAAGCTCTAAGACATTTAAGCCCATGCCGGTTAATGCGTTGGTTGCAATATCGGCGGCACGGCCCAGGTCAAGACTACCGGCGGTCGCCAAATCCAAAACACCAGGCAAAGCGGCGATTGACTTTTGCGCCCCGAAACCGGCCATGCCAAGAAACTTCAAACCCTGTGCGGCCTGATTTGCAGACCACTCGGTTTGCTCGCCCATTTTCCTGGCGATTGCGGTTAAATCTTCAAACTCTTTTGCCGTTGAACGTGTGACAGCGCCCACTACTGCCATGTTCTGTTCAAATGCCGCGCCAAGTTGCACAATCTGTTTTGTAACACGATAAATGGCCCAACCGGAAAACGCAGTCATGGCTATTGAGCGCATCCGCTTCATGGAAGCGCCAAGCTTATCTATGTCTTTGCCCGTTTTCTTGGTTTCTTTTTGGGCTTTGTTCATCCCGGTAAAGAATTGTTGTCCCTTTAACCCAAGGCGAACAAACATTGATCCGGCATCAGCCATATTTTACCGCCTGCTTTTTTTACGGACATTCGCGTTCTTTTTGCGTTGTTGTGCAGCTTGTTTTTGTTCGTAAGATTTGATTTTGTAAAATGCGACCCACTCGGTGAGTTCGGCAGATGAAATGTTGCAAAGAAGTTGTGAAACCGTCATGTGGAGTTTTTCCGCAAGCCTGAAATAAAAAAGGCGCTCTGGGTTGCGGAATTTTAGTTTTTTTCCGCGTCCTCAACATCGCCAACGGCAAGGCCAGAAACACGCATGGCAGCCGCAACAAGTTTTTCAATAGCGGAAGCGTTTTTCTCCATCAGCCAGGTATCATCCAGTGTGAAAAGCTGATCTCCGGTTTCAGGATCAAAGCACGTATTCACCACAAGTCCCTGGTGAAACTGCTCCTGTATGACCTTGCCGTCTTTGTCCATGGATTTTGTCATCAAGGAAGCACGGGCCATCCCGGTTAAAGACCTGACCTCTACATCTGCATCCCATACTTTAATGTTGACAACTTCTTTTTGCGTGTCGTCTATTGCCTGAATCTTATCTCTTAAACTCATAATCTTCTCCCCTTTCACGGGCTTTATTTGTGGTGGTTAGGTTGATGTGGTCTGACGTGTCATATCGCCGTCAGATTCAAAAGTAACGTCTGTTACCGACAGGTCGCCTATGCTGCCGTTTATAGGCTGATAAGAACCAAGCAAGGCAGAGCCAAGGAACATTGGATTTGTGGCGCTCACGGCTGCCGTGGACGGCTTGACAGCTATTGACAGAGCAGTTGAGCCAACAAGCGGATATAGCGTTGCGTCAACCTCACCTGCTGCAAAATCCTGATTAAATCCGATTGTCATGTTCCAGTTTTTAAGACCGGCAATTTTTGCCCTTGCGCCATCACCCATGGCGGTCTTGTCTTGGAGTTCGGCCTCGTATGTGATTGTCACGCTACGAACATGGTCCGACAAATCAACATAAGCGGTGGAACTCGCGCCAATTTTTACAACACAGTCTTTTAATACAAATTCAGCCATCTTGACCTCCCAAAAAGTTAGTAGATACCAGCGACAAATAAAGCGTTGATTGTGTCGTCACCGTCTGACGAACCATAGGTGTTGTTGAACCTCACCCAGTTAGTTTTTGTGCTTGCAATAATGGTTGACGCAAACTGCCCGGTCCCTGCCGATGCGTCTGTTATCTGTGTTAAACTCAAAGCGGTTGATAAATCAGTCACAAAACTTGACGAACTCGCAATTTGAACCGTTACGTCTACAGTTGCGCCGGAGCTTGAAACAGATTTGACATGGACAGCCGCATAAATACTTTGCGTTGACGTTTTAATGCCAAGGTTTTGACCTGTTGGCGTGACTGCGCTTGAAAGTGTTCCGGTTTCAAAAGTTTCACCGCGTACCAACGGCTTACCCTCTGAATACGCTGCAAAATTGAAACCGAACATTTCACCGATTGTTCCAGATGGAGAATACTCACCAACAACGGCATTAGTGAAAAATGCAAGCTCACCCAGGGCGGTTGTGCCGTCTGGAATGATAGTCATAGGTTCAGACGTTGATCCTATTTCATTAAAAAGGACATTATCAACCTTGTCTAAATCGGTTGATGCGTCCCAAAAACCCTGTGCGGAAACCTCAACAGTTGAAAGCCCCGCTTTCCGTTTACGGCAAGAGCTACCAAAGACCGTGGCGTCAACAAGTTCTGCACCGTTTGTCAACGTCAAAGTGTGCATGTCCGGCGAAAATTCATAACCGGCCCAATATAACTTGACACGTTTAAGAACATATTCTGCCACAGCGAAACCTCCATACTAAAATTAGGTTGATGATGTATGCCATATAATAAAATCTTGAGCGTTTTGATATGTGACGCGGCCATCCGAGGTGTCTTGCAGGTCAATTTCATTATCGTGGAATATGCGTTGAACTGGAACAGTGCTTATTGTGCTTCCCATGTTGCCTGAATAGTCTTGCAAGGCAATTCTAACCTGTGTTGCAACCGCTTTACATATCGAGTAAGACGTTGACCATGATGATATTTGGAACCGTGGCCGTGTTAAGCCCGGATCTGAAATGCTTGCGTGAATCCGAATACCCGATATCATCTGATATGTGACCATGGGTAAATCCACATTTTGCGGCCCGGAAACCGGATATATCTTTGACCCTATAAGCGCACTCAGTGCGGTTGTTGCCGCAAGGTGTGCGTATAATGCTTCGCCTATTTCCATAGCTTTTCCATTTCGTTTGAAATGCCTTTTGCAATTATGGTCATAACTTCGGCTTGTGAATTATCAAGTGCTGGCCTTAAAAATGGTCTTGCGGGTGATTTGACTGTTCCGTATTCGATAAAGTGGGCATGTGGCGCGATTCTGTAATCCGTGGCAACAAACGCACCGGGTTTTCCTGGTATTTCGCTCTTAAATCTCTTGGCGACAATACCGCGTTTCAAGTTTCCGGTTGGGCCTTGTGGGGCAAGTTGCCGCGCACGGTTCTTAATTAGTTTAGCGCCTTTTAAAAGTATCTTTGAAGATTTTTCACCACCAATAGTTCGGCTTGAAGTTGCAAACAGCGCCATCAATTTTGCCATGCCCTCAAGTTTAACTTGTTGAGATATTGCCACCTTAAGACGACTCCCTACACATCAAATCAAGCATTATATTTCTTTCATCAGGTTTTATCACTGAGATAATTTCAAAATAGCGTGTGCCGAACCGAATCCGGCAGGTTGGCCCTATTGCGGTTGTGCCGGATAATGTTTGATTGCGTATTCTAATTCTGTGTGAAACATCAGATTGAACCCTGCCAGCGTCAAAGTATTCCTTTCCGCGCATGGGGATTATTGCCGCCCATGGTTTAGAATCCGTTGACCATGTGACAATGTTTTCACCATAGGAGTTCCGCGCCGTTGATGCCGGTTTTTGAATTGATATGCTGTGTCGTAATTCGCCTGCGTTCATGTTGTCCTATGATGTGAAATTGAAAACTTTATATTGTGCAAGAAGCTGCTCAGAAGCCAACGGGATTGAATAAACCTCAAACCTGACATTGGTATCTTCGCGCTGTTCATACCAATGGCCGACCATCAACTTAATAGCCTGCTTTATGCCCTCTGGAACTGCGCCGCGCTCATCAACTCCGGTCGAAGTTGAGCCACCAGTTGAATATCCGCATTTGAACTCAATAGAAATCGGGTTGATATCGTAAAGTGTCGCTGACGGCCAATCTGAATCATTTCTCAGACAAACGCGCCCAGGTTCGGAAACAATATCTGTATCCCAACTTGTCGAACCAAAGGTGGTACTATTGCCGGTCGAATCTTTATAAACTATGCCGGTTGTTGGAATGGACTGAGTAGGCGTGTAGGGCATTTCAAAACAGTATCCATCCGACCATTGGTCAAAATATACTTTCCACGTCTGAGGCATCAATTTGCGCCCTGTAATCGATTCTGCGCGTTGTCTTGCAACAATCTCAAGACTATCAAGCAAGGTATCTTCCAAGGTTGACGAAATACGCAAATGTGAACGGATTTCAGCCGTTGTAATTGGTTCGCCGGTTGCGGATGTCACCACAGATGTTTTTATCATTGTGAAAGCCTCACTGTGACCTTTCCAGATGTATAACCGCCGGTTTTAATCCCTGCTCTCATTTGACACTCATCTTCTGGAACTTGCCCAACATTGACACCATCATCGGTGAATGTGTCTGTGTCGTGAACTGTGCCGCCAGTGCTTGATTTTATGTATGTTACACCTGCCGTGCTGTTAAAAATACCTGGCATAATTCACCTTTTTAAATCCTGGCCCGTTTGGGATACGGGTGAAAGGAGGAAAGACCCGCCGGACCAGGAAACTTGTTGTTTATTTAGTACCCGGTTCTGAGCCTTGCGGGTACATTTTGGGCTGCTCACAGAACGACTTATCCCAATATTGCATGTCCTGTTGTGCGCCTATGAGTTGCATCCTTTCGTCACGAACCCGCTTTTCTTGCATATCCAAATTGTGCGCTCTTTGCATAAGCTCGTTTTTCCTTGCGTCAATCTTGCCGCGCATACCAGCCTCGCCCTCGTAGGGATAAAGCCACTGCGACTTCATAAGGTCAGACTCATCGGGGATAATGACTTTGATACCTGCACCCTCGGCCACGCCTATAAAATACTCACAAGACGGCCTTTGGTGTGCGTATTCAGCATCTTGCGCCATATCAACGCCGTAAATGTGTATCTCCTCGAAACCCTCATGGATTGCCATTGCAATTTCCCATGAAATCGAGTTTGTGAAATACCGCCTGAATTTTGACAGAATCAAATCTTTTGGCAACGGAATTGACCCTGGAACATCAGGTTCTTGTTTCTGCATGTAAATTGGGAACGTCTTTTGCGCCGCCAGCCAATCATGGTGTGAGTGGTCACGCTGGATATTCACATCATAAGACGACCTGGCGTGAAACTGAAACCAACGAGTGCAATGCGGCACAATTTCAGGAAACGCTATATAAAGCTGATTTAAGCCCCATATTTCCATATCCTTGTCGCCAAAGAAAGACGAAACCAAGCGCATTGACGCAGGGGCAAACCCCACAATCGCAACCTTCTTACGAGTGCGGGGTATGCCGCCCTTGACAATTAAATCCGTCCCGGTAATAATTCCTAAATTCTCCACGAGTTTTATTTCCGGTTTTACATCCTTTTTTTCCGTCATCGTTTTCTCCTTTCAAGAGATTGTGTGTTTTAGGTTGATGTGGCCGATGCCCATGCTATGGTTGATGCTGACATGACATACCACAATACGGATGACCCGCCGCGCAACAACAACGCTGGACCACTTAAATCAGAATCACCAACCGATGTGGGCGTGATGACCATAATGTTTCCACCGGCGGTTGAGCCGAAAAACACTGTGGACGCAGTTGATCCTTTAAGATATGTCAACCATGTTGAATTAAGGACAATCTGTTTTTCAACACCAGCGACAGGTGCGTCCAGTGTGAATGTTGCGGCAGCGGTAGCCGCCAAAACAGACAAGCCAGAGTTTGCAATAGTAGCCTCCGTTGATAGGGTTTCAACTTTTGAATTTTTTATAGTGCCTGAAACATTCAAAGTGCCGGAAACGGTGTTTGTTCCGGCCAGGGTAGCAGACGAACCAGACTTCTGGTCAAGTAAAGAACCGGACTGCATTTCAAGCTCTCCGCCAGATTCATACACCCGCTTCGTGCTTCCCTGTTCGTCATATATTACTGCATTATATTCTGACATGACATACTCCTTGGGGTTGTGGTGGCCGAATTAACGACCACCACGCACGGTTAAGATGATGGAGAAATAATGGTAGTGGAGCCTGCAATAACAGT